AAATACCTTAGATTTTTCTGAATCTCTAAAAGCCATATCAGAACCATAGATACCTCTATAGTTTCTGTAGCTTCTTAACCATCTCTTTTCGTCATAAAGACGAGCTTGTTCTGAGTCTTTTAATCGAGATTCAATAACACTACCTAAATTATCAAAGGCAGTATCTCTTTCTTCTGATAAGGATTGTACCTCATCAGATTCAGAGTTCAAGCCACTCGTATATGAATGTGGCATTATTTACCTCTTAATAATCTTTCTCGTCAGCCATTGAGAATACTTTTGCGTCAACACCTGATTTTGATTTACCTTTTGGGTAAGCAACATCATATTGACCTGCATCGTATCCATCAGGAAGAGCTACGTCTTTTTTGATTACGTTCTTATCTGCAGTCTTAGGTGATTTAGCATCACTGCCGTAACCTACGTTATCTTCAGGTAAGTCTCCCATCTTATATGTTTTCATGATTGCCATTTTATTTTTCTCCTTTTAGTTGTTTCTGTAAGTAAGATAACAATGAAGGGTTATCTACAAATACAGTTGTTAGTCCATTTGCAATGGTGTTGCAAATTCTTTCTTCTTCTTTATCATCTAATTCTATTCCCCATTGATATACTATAGCATGAAGTATTTCATGAATTAAAGTATTAGCATGAGATATGTTATCTTCAGTTGATGACAAAGCTATCATTCCATCTGATGCAAGAAACTGTCCATTTATTTCATTGCACTTTGATACGATGGAATCTAAATTTTTTATTTTATAATCTCTATATCCTATCTTAATATTTTTCATTAGTATCCAAAAACTTTATCAGCAGGTTTAAAATCTACTGTTTGACCTACACGATAGTTATTAGTTCTTGTTGCAGGATGCATTGGTCTACTCATACAACCATATCGTAATGCATCATAAGCGTGGTCTTCTGCGTGAGTATTGACATCCTCAGGATTATTTTTATCTACAGGTAGCATTGGTAATGTTCTAATTAGATTAGTACAATTATCAAAGATAAACATTGTAGGATATCCTGTTTCCTCATCAGGCCGTAATCTTTTATGAATCTCTAATTTACCTGCGACTCTACTCTTCGGTGTTCTATCGGAAGGTCTCCAACGACATCCTTCTTGTATCATTGTCTCAGCAATACTAGGACCTATATCACCTCGTCTTGCCCATGTTGAACTATCCAATACACCGTATCGAATATACTCTCCATACTCTGCTTCTAAAACTTTTCTAGCAAAAATATCTGCTGTAATCTTTTGAGTGTACAGTTCTCGATAAACAAATATATTATTATCGAAGTCTATTGCAAACCATAAACAACAAGCAGGTGAACTATATCCCCAGTCTGCCGCTCTGAATCTCATCCAGTTTCTTGGAATGTCAAAAGGTTTAACAACATGTATATCTTTGTTAAACTCTGGAAAAGATGAATCTTCAAATGCATCCCAGTTACCTTCTAAGAATTGTTTTCTTTGAACTTCAGGTAATGATGCCAACATTGCGTAGTAATCATCTGTTTGCATCAAGTAAGGATTATCCTGTAGCTTTGCAGGTATATATCTTCTTGTAATTTTTTTTACACCAACAGGAGTTTTGATTTCTATTTCAAACTTTGTATTGGCAGGTGCAGGGTCAACAAACATTTCTTTCACCCACATCGAACCTACATTTCCTGGATTACCTGTTGCTCTCATGTAAACAGGAATCTCTGGGTCTACACTTCGTAGTGATGAACGTAAAAAGTTATAGATATCTTCATTTGGATACTGAGGTAATTCATCAATACCAATCCAAGTATAAGACTGACCTTGATATCGTAGAACGTCTGTTAAGTTTTCAGCGTAACCAAATTCTATTCTAGCACCTGAAGGAAACTTCCATTCTTTTTCTTGCTCTCTCCATTTAGCACCAGGATAGGCTTTAGGGTACAGTTGTTGAGAGTGGTTAATTAAATCTCTTAGTTCAGGCATTGTTCTACGAATTAACAATGCTCGGTGTTTTTGTTTGTGACAATACCGTAGTGGGTCGACTAACATAGCGTAAGACTTTCCCCCACCTCTTGCTCCACCGTAGAATACTTCTCTTTCGGAAGATGCTAAGAACTCTGTTTGTGGTCCTTCGTTTGGCTCAAAGATAACTTCTTTATCTTTTAATGCCGCCTTAATATTGGGAGATGCTTCATCGATTTTATCTTCTTCAATGAGTTGCTTCTTTCCATCAAATACTTCGTCAAGTTCTTTAAGTCTGTTCTTGGTGGCCCAAAAGTTTTTCTGTGCCCTTTCCAGTTCTTTTTTCTTTTCACGAAGCATGTCTGTGGCAGACTTTCTAGCTTTCTTCTCTTTGACTGTAAGAGTAGCGTTAAGGCTATTTTTTCTTTTTCTACCAAGACTTTTAGGTTTAGGTTCGTCTACCACCCTTTATTAATCACCCTTTTTAAAACTTCTCGTAATCCCATACCTGTTAGTTTTCTACCTGTATGATGTGCTAACCATTCTGCTGTTTCTTTATAGCTACAGTTATTTTCTATAAACTTTTTTGCTTTATATATTAATTCCATATGCTCAGGTATTTGAATTAATATTCTATCATCCTCTTCAGAAACTTTATAACCTAAAGGAATAACTCTACCGACTCTTCTTCGAGTAATCGGTTTTTCTTCATCCATTGTCTTTGGGTGGTAAGATGAAGATTCCGTGTGCGACTTTTGCATTGACATCTATCTTTTCTCTCTTTGCTAATCCTACTCTATCAAGTATTTGTTTTGCAGCTTCCATTCGTATGGATGCCCCAGGAGTTGAACCATCTTCTTGTAAGGCATTAATCATTCCCATACTGGCTCTGGGTGCAAAAGCTGCTAATAATTTTTCTGCTCTATCGATTATTTCATCCTTCAAAGATTTTAAAGGTGTATGATAATCTGCGTATCCTGCAATCTGTCCTGCCATCTTTGGGTCACCTTGTGCTTCACCAAACAAAGCCTCTAAAAAAGTTTGTTGCTTTTCTGTTAGTGCAACATCATTCTTGTCATTATCAGGAACTAACATTTTTTATCTTTTGTAATTTCTTTTCTCTTTTTTCTTGAATCCATTCAGGAGATTTTCTTATCCCTACGGATTCTTCTATCTGGGCTTCTTTCATTCCCTTCCTAGCACTGTCTAGAATTTGGTCTCTACCCTTATGTTCACTTCTAGCAATAAAGGAAAGGTTGGGTGCAGTTATCACCATCTCAACATTTTTATTTCTGAGTGGCTTTGTCCTATCCTGTAAGGGTAGATACTCATCCCAAACCTCTCCAGTTTTTTTATTCCTAAAAGAATAAATCGGCATTTATTTTATTTTTACTTTTTGTGGTTTCTTATCTTCTGGAATATTTTTTTCTAGTGTAATTGATAAGATACCATTTTCCATTTTAGCAGATTCACATTCTGTAAATTCTGCCAGTGTAAATGATTTAGAAAACTTTCGAGAAGATATTCCTTTGTAAACAAATTCATTATTCTCTTCTTTTAGTTCCCCTCTAATATTCATTATATTATCCTTGACTTCAATCTCAATATCATCTTTACTGAATCCTGCTAATGCTAATTCAATGTTCCATTTATTGTCATCAAGTTTTTTAATGTTATAATGTGGATATCCTTTAACATCTCCTGTAATTGAATCGAGTGTATTAAAGAATGAATCAAACCCTATTGTATAGGGCATATACTTATCTAGTGTAAAAGTCATTTATACCTCCTTGCTTTAAGCTAGATATATTATCTTACTGTGTAAGATTTAACGACCCCGAAGGCATCATTAAACTTTTAAAACTTTTTTAACCTTATCTAAAATAGAATCTTCTTTTTGTTCTTCTACCTTAACCTCTTCCACGACAGGCTCAACAACTTTCTTTTCTACTGGCTTTGGCTGTTCACCAATAAACATTGATTTTAATTGACCTGATTCTGCACGTTGATAGAATAATTTTTTACCACGGCCATTGCCATGTCTTCTAATAAATTCTGCTAAAGTTTTTTTACCTAAACCTGATAGTCTCATTATTTTTTCTTTACTCCTTTGATAACGCCTTTGTTAGCAGACGCATAAAAAACTTGTTTACCTTTTTCTTTGCCATAGGTTTTAACCATAGCTTTTTTAATTTTTGTTCCTTTTTTACTTAGTGGCATTATCTATTTGGGTCGTAGTATTCTTCAGCAGATAAGGTAATATCTAAATCCATTCCTGATTCTATATATGCTACGAGTTTATCTCCTTCATGTAAATTTAAACTTCCATAACCACTTAAACTTTCAATACTATTTCCTGCCATTGATAATCCTTTTGCAATATAGTGATAGCTATCATCATCAGCATGGTAAATTTGAACGTATGCTTTTTTAGTAGAAGTAGTTGCATTACTTAATAAAAAATATCTAATAATAGAACTAAAGTTTTGAGGTACAGTATAAATAACATCTGCACCTGAACCTGTTGTTGTTGAAGTAATTGTCTTCGATTCTAAATGAAACTTACTAGTACTAAGGTCAGGCATTAAAAGTCAAGTTTTAATCCAAAGGAAACTTTATTTTTATCTGCTTCTAATTCTGTTTTTAAATTATTCTTAAATGTTTTATTTAATTTTAAATTGACATTACCTTCTTTGTTCATGGTAAAAGAAGAATTAAAAGTTTTATCACCGTATTGAATACCAACCTTTTTGGTATCGAGTACAGCATATTTTGAATAAGGAACTTTTTTTTCAATAAAGTTTTCTATTTTATCTTTGGCTTTATTAATAGCCTCTTCTTGTCCT